TGCGCTGGATCACCTCGGTCTCATCCCCGAACACCTCGGACTCGCCCTGGTTGGCCAGGGCCACGGCGGAGGTCATGCCGGTAATAGAGAGCAGGTTTTCGTCCAGGGACTCGTGGATATCGGTTTCCAGGTCCAGAATCCCTTTTTTGCCCGTGGACGTATCCCCCATGATAGCCGCCTCCGGTTTGGTGAGCTGCACCAGGGCGATAATCTTAACCGTCATGCGGTATTCCATCATGCCGCCCATCATTTCAATTCGCTGCACCGGCCCGTCTTTGAGCCCCACCGCCGGGAACTTTACCGCCGAAGGAATCAGGTTGTCATCCTCGGTTACGAAGACGTCCGAGTTTCGGACATAATCCAGGTCGGTTCGGAGCTGTGATTTTATGGCCGTGAGTAGTGCTTTCATCTATCTCCTTTATTCGCGACAAGAAGTTAAGAAGGTTAGAAGGTACGAAGGTTGGCATTTCGAGAGTTTTCGGTTTTCCAATCTTCTGATCTTCTGCTTTTCTCACCTTCTTTTTTCACCCCGTTGCAACATAATCGGCGACAATTTTCCGCATGATTCGAAGATCCCCGGCCTGAACTTTCAGGAAGGGTCGCGCCGGAATGTATGTGTCCATTTTCCTCTGATGCTGTTTTACCAGCACTTTTCTCCCGTCGATCTCTTTGCCGAACGCCTGGGTGATATACCGGTAATGCTGCTTGACCGTGACGTTATTATTGAGTTTACCGCCGAGCTGGTGGATACGCGCATATTTAACGTTGGTTCCCACCGTTAGAGATCTGCCCAGAACCCGCATGGTCATGGAGTTCTTTAGCCGGGCCGTATCAATCAGGGTCTTGCCGCCCTCTCTCAATGCCCTTTTTGACGGACGCCACCGCACGGGGCGGCCCCCGGCTTTAAAGTTCCGGGCGACGGACCGGAGCAATACCAGCCCGCATTCCTTGAGCGCCTTTTCCGGATTCTCCAGCCGCCGCCGGGCCTGCTTGATGGCGGCTTTTGCTTTTAGGTCTTTTATGTTGTATTTGATGGCGACCATTAGTAGTTATCCAGCGATCCCGTGGAGCTGTCCGAACTCCGCCCAACGGAAAAAATGCGATCACTTTTCGGCACGGTGGCTTCCGGGCCGGAATCATCGTCCACGGCGGGCGCATCCGAACCCAGGGATATAATCCCTTTGGATACATTGACCAGGAATTTAATGGCGTTATCGTATCGTTTCTGACGATCCTCGGGCACGCCTTTGCGCCGCACGAACAGGTTGTAAATGCCGATATCCACGGATAGCTTGCGCACCATGACCGGCACGGGCGAAAACGGCAGGTCATACCGGGTTCCGCAATAGCCGTCAACCTCCGCGTCCGCGTCCGCGATGGCCCGTGTCACCACATCCGCATCCACCACACCGGCGTTATCATCGTCGGTGAGCTGGATCAGGCGGTCCTCATCCAGTTGCTCCAATATGTCGCTCCGGGTGCAGTAGGCCATTATTTGCCCGCCATTTCAAAATTCTGCTTTTTACCGGTTTCCACCAGGTCGACGGCAAACGCCTCCGGATATTTTATGGTTTTTCCCTTATAGTGCCGCCCATAGGGCGGAACCCGAACAGACGGGCTCGGCCCCCGGTAGACGACCCCCACTTCTTTTTCAGGTTTTTTATCAGCCATGATTCTCCTTTCCGTTTTATGTTTAGGATTAAAACCTTTGAACGTTGAACCCTTTAACCCCTGAACCTTTTACGTAGCATACGTGTCTTTCCACAAATACCCGGCATCCGAGCACACCTGAACGATATCGGTTTCCTCCGCAGTCTCATAGACATCCTGATGCTCCGCCTTTTCCCGCCACGTTGACGTGCGGCGCGGGAGGCCGTTTTCATAGGCGATCCTGACCTGGAGCCCTGCGGTAACCACCTTCAGTCCCAATTTGGGCGGCTTGCGATAGAGGAACCCCATTCCCTTGGTGGCATTGACCGTCCAGATATCAACTGCATTGAAGTCGTCACCGGCAGAGGTTTCCTCGGCGTCGGAATATATGGCGGATCCCACGTGCACGGCATTCAATTCGAGGAGCGCCGCAAGAAGCTCTTTGCCCAGCACGCCTCGCTGCGTGTACTTGATCATTTCGAGAATGGCATCGCAATACTTTAGGGATTCATAAGTGTCGTAATCTATGACCAAATCCGTTGCGATGATACCAACGGCTTTAAGGGCTTTTTTCCCTGTGCTGATATCCGCCAGGAATGTATTGGTATTCCCGGCAGGGGACCATAACCCCTCGGCATCCACGCCCCCGGAATTGCCGTCCAACCAGGTCCCGGAGGTTATGAGGCTGGCCACGCGGCGCTCTTTTTTAAGATCCACCTTGTCAGATGCAAACTCGATGGCGTCCTGGTCCGGCTGGACCACGGGAGCGCCCTGGGATTTTGCGAACCGTCGATCTTCGTCCGTGACTTCTTTTGAAAAGGCGTATTCATCCGTGGAAACGGATACGGTTGTCAGTGGATATCCCCCCCGTTTCGCACGGGTCCCCGGCGCACGGATCCCGGCCTCGTCCCGGAACCAGGCCCCTTTCCGATATACGGTGATCTTGGCTTTTGGGTCCGCACCGTCCAGGACCGGAAACACCTGGTCCGCGATATACTCCGAATTGCGGTAGGCAACGGACACATTGGCCAGCGGCCCGGCGTCAATTTGTTCTTTTATATTCGGCTGTGCCATAATTTGTTCCCCCTCTTAATTGAAAATTTAATATTGAAGATCGAGGATCTTTTAATTGTCAATTTTCAATCGTCAATCTTCAATTGACTAGTGCACCACGGTTCCCAGGCTGTACACGTCATATGTTGCAGCCGCTGTCATGATGAGCAGGAACCGTTTCGTGTTATTCTGAGCGATGGTCATAGTTCCCTTGGCGGTTCCATCACCGCCGGCAGCCACCGTGATGGTATAGGCACCCGCCGAAGAGTTTTTAATCGTGAATTCAACAGCGTTACCGATGCCCGACTGGTTCAATGCCGCCGCCATCAATGTGGCGGTGGGCAGGGTATAGGTGGCCGCCCCCGTGGGCGTTCCGTCGATGAGTCCGCCCAGGACCTCTGCTGCGGTAATGGTGGCCGTTGCGACTTCTGCGGTCACGGTCATTTGTTTCACCATTCCGCCCTTGGTGCGCGCAAAGGGATCGGTGAGCCAGACCGAGCACAGATCGTCTTCCGCGCCGGCGGCTTCTACCACCATGCCCCGTGCCGTATCCCACCAGGTGCCGGCATCGTCTCCCTTGCCAGCATCCGCTGGACCCACATATTCGGGCTTAACAAACTTGCCAACGGCAAGGGCCGCGTTGGCCACGAGCTTTGACTTGCCAACGATCATGACCTCGGCGGCCTCCCCGCTTTCCGGCGCATTCTGCAAAATGCCAATGCTCACCTCGTCCTCCGCGTCCGGGAGCCGCGCTCCGCTGGATCCAAGGATCACGAAATGAAACTGATAGTCGGACAGGTCTTCCGCAGCCTCAAATGTTTCCCTCCATATTGCCTGTTCTGTTCCCATGTTATTTCCTCCATGTTTTTGTTACGGTTCACGGTTTTTTCAACCTTTGAACGTTGAACCTTTGAATTTTTGTGGGGCAGGTATGCTATCCTGCCAATTCCTGCTGATATTCCCGGGCCAGCTCCGGATTCTCCCGCTGCACTTCGGAAAAGGCCGCGCCATAAGCCAGGGTCTTGTCCTCCCCCATTTTCTTTTTAACCAGAAGTTCCAGCTTGCCCCCGGCGTCTCCGGACACATCGTCGCCCCGTTTGGCCAGCTCCTTGAACTCCACGACTTTGGGCAGCTCATCCACGAAAGACTTAAACCATTCCAGGGCGGTGGCCTTGTTTTCCTCGGAAAATTCCACCTCGTCCTCCGCGTCCAGCTTCAAACAGAACTCCTTGAGCCCCATTTTGACCCAGGCGGGGATAACCTTGCCCTCCTCGACCAGGGTGTCGCACCAAGTCGAGATCTCCCCGTTACGGGCCTCTCGCTTCGCCGTGAGTTGTTTTTCGACGAAT